AATCTGTTTTAGGAGTCTGCCAATCTGCCATATTCAACCTCCCTGTCTGCGAGCCGTGACTTTTCCGCTAAACGCTTGATTGAAGTTCAATGTCTCTCTATAAACATTTACTTTCAAAGAATCGTGAAAATCATTTTGCTGATAAATAATGTCATTTACATCCAATTCTGGATTTCCTCTGGTGTCATATTCATACTCAACTCCTGCCGAATAGTAATCTCCAAGCCAGTTTGCAAGGTCTGTAGCTGTGCTTACATCGGAGATTAAAGGATTTTTCCACTTAACTGTTTTTCCTCTTTCATGAAGAGTTTTAGTAATAAGCTGCTCAACAATCTTGTATCTCTTACCGTAAATTTCCAGCTTAAATATTCCGCTCTGTGCAAACTTACACGTCACATAGTAGTTTCTCCAATCAGTAATACTTACTCCGTTTTGCACTACTGTTGAATTTTCGTCCTTTTGACTAAGTATTGCTCTAAAGTCGTAAGACGGTTCGCCAATATAAAACGTGATACTCTCTCCAGCTGTAACTGATACATCTTGTCCTACAAGCAACTCTTCTTTGTCTGCTCTCTGATAAGAGTAACAAGGGACTACTACTTCCTTTACAAGTTCCTGTTTGATGGCTTTTGGAGAACTGAGCATATCCGTTCGCTGCATGGTAAATTTTGTAATATCTCCAAACTTGAAGCTGTTCAAAACGATTCTGTTATGAGGATTTTGTGTACCCGTAAACTCAATTTTCATGGTGTCAAAATCGTCAAAGTCATGAATCAGAACGAATTTCTTTGTGATTTCGTCTTCTACTTCATAGTCAGCTACCAACTCTCCGTTGTTAAATGTATGTATAATCATTCCAGAAGGAAGTGCGTTTCCGAAAATCATCGTCAGTCCGTAGTACATACACTGTGCATCTTGTACCAGTGTAACAACCGGGTTGTTTGCGAATTTACCGGAATCGTCAGAAATTTGTTTAGAAACAAATCCTGTATTGATCGTTGCTTTGCTTGCGTCTTTCGGAAGGAAAAACATCATTCCGTCTGCTGAGGTGTAGTCCTGTGCAAAACTGGAATACTCCTGCTTTGTACTGTCATTTAGAATGGACTCAACCTTTGAATACTCTGTTTCATCCGTACTGCTTGCTGTAGCATTCGGAAGGAAGTTTGATTTAATAGATACAAGTCCTGTCCTTGTCTGAGACAGAGTACATCGGCAAGCATTAGCAATAATCTGTAATGCTTCTTTACAGGTGACTCTAGGCATTGGATTCTTTGTATAAATCCGTTTAAGCCTAGGGTCAAAATAGTATTCGCTAAGTCCTGCCGCTTTTGCTACTTCTACAGCCAAGTCGTAGAATGATTTTCCGCTCTCTGAATACAGACCTGTATCAAAATCTGCATCCATGTTTCGGAAAACATCCTGACAACGTATAGTTGCCGAATAATCATCACTTTCCCATTCTGAGCAAAGCAAATGATTTCCACGAATCCACTCTACATCTCCACTAGGCAGCTGATAGCCGTAGTAAATATCCATCTCCTGTCCTGTTTCTAGAAAGTTGATAGCTGACTTCGGATTATCCACATTGAAATACTGGTCATAATTTTTCAGTGTTACTGAAAAATCAATCTGCGGAACGTCTGCTCCAATCGGAGAAACGTAGCTTTCAAGTGAAGAATTAGTTACATCATCATTTGAATACACAAGTCCGTAACCGAAACGGAAAGAATATATTCGTAATCGACTATGCGGATTCTTCATCTTGTAAACAATAATAGAAATACTTGAAACATCGTTCAGAACATCTTCCGAAGAAAATACTGCTTTGTCGTTATTCCGATATTCAATCTTCTGTCCTTTATTGCTTACAAGATCAAAGTCAACTGGATAATTCTCTCCAAAGTTGATTGTCACTCCTTTAAAGTCTGTAGGGATGATATTCAGATTGATTGTCAGCTCATACTGTTTGTCAGATACAAGGTCTTTTCCTACAAGCCCTGTGTTGTAGAACTTCTTGTAGCCAGTATCTCTAGGAAGGAAGAACATACTTCCATCAACCTTTGTGAAGTCTTCTTCCAAAGTTGCGTATACTGTATCGTCTTTTCCATCATTGAAAAGCATTGAAGAGTCTGAGAAGTAAGTAAATTCTCCTTTTCCTACTTTTGCTTTTGCCTGTGCCTCCTGATTGACTACTCCGAAAGAAATAAGAATATATGCACGTTCTCGGAGTATATCTTTCATACTCTCTTTATATTCTTTTGAAACTTTCTGCATATCATTCTCCTGTATCAATCAGATTGAACTTACAGTTCCGATAAAACAAAGGCTTTCCGTTATCATCCACCCAGTAAGGTTCAGCAGTTCGATTTCCTACATACATACGTACTGTCTTACGTCCATTTGTAACCGGGTCATAAAATGTGACATGTACAAAGAAATGGTCAAGAATCTTTAGAATCCTGCTCCATTCTGACGCAGAAAGCCAAGGGAATTCAAGATTGTCAATCTTATACTGGTCACGTCCGATCTTCTGTGCAACAACTACTCCGTTCGCATTTCTTCCAGAATTCACGAGAGTGGAGACAGTAGGTGTAACTCCACGTTTAGGAGACGGAAGAGGATTTCCATTCAGTTCAAGATATGCCATTCTTCCACCTCCTTAATCTGTGAAGCTATAGCCATTTGCCTTTTTCTGTCTGTTTACTTCGTCTGTAATGACTCTGTTTCCGATCTGAACTACCGTTCTTTCTGACTTATCAGCCTGCCGCTTTACATCGTCTGCCATGCGTACAAAGGTTGGTTCAATATAATCTTTGTAGAAATCCTCCATGCTTGACTGCAAACCGTTCACAGAAATGCTTGTCTGTGTATTCACATCTGCTGAAACATTTCTAACATAGGCTGTCGGGTCATATGCTGTAAGTGCCGAACCATCAACGGCAAATGCCACTTGCGGTCTGTAAGAACTGATATTCTTTGTCCACTGGCTCATAGTTCTATAAGAACTAGGAATCACGTCTTCCAGACCGAGATTGAATCCTTCAATTACGAATGCACCAATCTTGCGAAAAGCTCTTGACGGAGAACGCTCCTCTGTTCCCTCTTTTCCTTTGCCGATGATGCTTCTTCCAAATTCTTTGATTCTACGCATTGCAGAATCCCAAAGAGAATTAACTCCGTTAATGAATCCTTGAATGACATTAGAACCAATATCTTTGAACTTATCTACAAGACTTGTACCATCCGGCTTCTCAAACCAGCTCTTTACAGAGTTTGCAAACGTAGTCATGCTACTTTTTGCAGTTGTATAGTCTTTTCCGATCTTGTCCTTGAATCCATTTATTACATTTGTGGCAAGGGTTCCAAACGCAGAATTGCTTGCAATACCCGAAAACCAACTCTTTACGTTAGTTGCCCACGTCTGCATGTTTGAACGAGTTGTTGTGTAAGCGTTTCCGACTTTATCTTTGAATCCTGTAATAATGTCTCCTGCGCTCTTCTGCCAGTTGGAAACATTGACGTGTTCTCCGAACCAGTCTTTGACTCCTTTCGCCCAGTTAGAAACATTCGTCTTTACTGTTGTATAAGTGCTTCCGATCTTATCCCGGAATCCCCCTACAATGTCTGACGCTTTCTGTTTGAACTTGTCAACAATGTTCCCGTTGCCGTCACCACCGGTAAACCAGTCTAAGAGGTCTTTTCCCCACTCCTTAACCGTCTTAGCAATCTTTTTCGGAAACTCAAGCAGTCCTTCAAGAAGTCCGTCAATAATATAGCCGCCCTGTTCTTTCATCACTGTAGACGGAGAATGAATGCCAAATGCAGCTTTAAATCCGTCTATAAATGGCTTGAACACATTATCGTAAATCCAAACGCCTATGTTCTTTATAGCATTCCAGATACCTTCAAAGATACCTTTGATAATATCTACTCCGATTTCCCACCAGTGCTTATCTCCGTCTGTGTTAATATACTGCTTGAAATACTTGATAATGTCCGTGGCTACGTCTGCTACAAAAGTTCCGATAAAACTTACTGCCGCTCCTAGAGCTGCTCCAAGTGCTCTAAAGAAACTCCGTGCTACTCCTGCAAAGTCAATTCCGAGCAAGAACTTTTTGAGATTTTTATAAACGGAGTCAGCCATTTTTCCCCAGTCATAAGAAGTTATCCATTCATACGCTTCATCGAACGCACCTCTGAGAAAGTCACCGAGAGATTTTCCGACAAGTCCCCAGTCAAGACCTCCTAGGAATCCTATTAACAAATCAAGTCCTGCTGTCACACCTCTTACAAGAAGTCTTCCTACAAATGAGAAGTCAATTTCACTCATAGCACCGTTTAAGAACGATGCAATGTGATTTCCGAGTTTCTTAAAATCAGCAGTCTTTAAGAACCAGTAGGCGCTCTGTACAGCACCGTTAATTCCATATCCGATCTTTCTTCCGAGTCCGTTCCAGTTGACCGAATCCATAAGCTCATTGAATTTATTTCCAAGCAAAGTACCTACAGACTTCCAGTCTCCCTTGTCAATAGCCGCTTTCAGTTTGTCTGTAAAGTCTTTAATTCCGCTGTCAATCGGAACTTTTTCAAACATACTTCCGTAGTCAGGTGTAGAAGCTCCACCTCCACCACCGGAACCGCCATTTGCATTATCTTTCTGCTGAATAATATTCAGTTCGTCAATTCCTGTAGTAGCGTCCTTAATGTCTTTTGCCGCCTGTTTTGCTGCTTTTCCTGCACCGCCCACCGCAGAACCGTAGGACACCGCCTGTTTCTTTGCTCTTGTAAAGAAACTTGCTCCACTGAGTCTTGCGAAAAACTGATTGATAATGTTAAGAAGAGCAACAAATTTACCTATGAGGTAATCTACAGCGGGGGCAATCGCATTGATAATAGGCGCAGCCATAGCTCCCATGGAGTTTTTAAGATACTGAAAAGAAGAAGCAAGAGAATCCATGCTCCCTTTGAACGTACCTCCCATGAGAGAACTATACTGATACAGATTATTGATACCTTCTTTGATAGCACCAGTAAGCTGAGAGAAGAAGAACCGTATAGCTCTATACATTGCGATTCTTCCGAAAGAATGGAAAAGTCCTGTTACTGCTTTAGATACTGATGTAAACTGTTCTTTCAAACTTCCAAGAGCTTTAAGGGGTGCCTGCATAGGAGAAAGCAGTACACCTCCTCCGATTTTTACAGCTTGCTTCGTAAGTTTTCCTAGCTCACTTGCCACAGAGCCTACAGAAGATTTCAGCTTGTTCAATGCAGAACTTCCAACAAAACCAAGAGCATTTTTAATAGCGTTACCCGCACTTGCAGCACCGCTCTTAATTGAACCAAGAATGCCTGCGAGTCTTCCTGCACTATTTGTAGCTTCTTGCGTACCACCCTGTGACATTTCTACTCCGCTTTCTTTAGGAGTAGCCGTATTCTCCTGTGTAGTTGCAGGAGTTACTTTCGGAACAGGATTCTGTGCTCTGACAATTCTTGCTACATCTTTCAAAGAACCGGAAACAGAAGAAAGGTTTTTCAAAGAATCAGCAAGCCGATTGATACTGTTAATCGTATCGTTGCTGATCTTAATATGAGAGATAGACGCAAGATTATTAGCAAGAGATTTTAGTTCGTTGCCTTTTACAGCAGACTTCAAAGACTGCAATGTAGAAATAAGTCCGTCTAAACTCTGTGATGCTTTCCCGGAATCTGCGCTTATATCAAATTCAAGTCCTTCAATCTGTACGTCTGCCATTGTCTACCTCCTTTCCTTTCAGTCTTTCATTTATTGCAATCATTCTCTGTTTCATGATTTCCTTATCGTGTTCCATTTGTTTCTTTTCCGCTTCTTTCTTCTGTCTCATACTCTGAGCTTCGGTAATCGGAATTGGTGATTCACGATACGGAATCGGTTCGTGTTTCTTACTCATGGGATTAAGAATAGGAGAAGCGTTACAGATTGCTTCGTAGATATATAATCCCTGTAGCCACATATCGTTGTTCCGTTGTTCTAGCTTTTTCCGGTATGCTTCTCTGTAGTACTTTGCCATCCAACAATCACCATGCCAGTAATCGTTGTATGGCATCCCTATACTCATGTAGTAAGAACACTGCTCTTCAAATGTTTTCCCGTAACGAAAATCCGCAGATGAATTGTCTTTCGACTTCCCATCTGCGGATAGAAGGGAATCAGAACTCGTTACCCGTCCACTTCCCAATTCACGTTTTTTGAACTCTTCTCCGGTTCGTCCATAAGGGAGAGCATCGGTTCATTGTACATTTCACCAAGAGTCTTCAAGAGCTTTTCCTTATTCGGCATAGCGTCATAAATCGCACTGATAGTTTCCTGCTTTGTGAACCTGTGGTGCTCCCGGAAAGCTCCTGCAAAGAGCTTCGGAATCATTGTCATAGGCTTTCGGTCTACATCGTCAATAACAAAGCCCTCATTCTCCATCTGCTGAATTGTTGCTCTTGTAAATTCAAGAGTGTAATCTACGCCGTCATACGTGAACTTAATCTGTTTAGCCATTGCCTTTTCTCCTTATTCTTAAAATAGGTGTTTACTCCGAAAGTGAAATCGCCTTAGACGGAGTAATAGTAATCTTAATCTTTCTTGCTGCATTCACATCACCACTGGTAACATAAACAGAAAGACTTCCATTGAAGTCGAACTTGCCCTCTGAACCTGTTGGAGTAACCGTTCCGTCTGTGTTTTCTGTACCTCCGAACCACACAGAATAACTATCGTCCTTACCCTCAAGTGCTTTGAGTGCCTTATAAGCCGCAAGATCGTAGAACGCATCAAATTCCAGTGCTTCAAGCTTCTGGATGCCGTCAACGTAAACATTCATCTTGTCAGAAAGAGTTGTTACATCAATCTGCTCTGGCTTACCGCCAAGGTCTGGATACCCAGAAATGTCTACGAGCTTTTCATAAGATGCTTCTTTCTTATGCATAAGAAAACTCTTATATGTAGAAGTTGCCATTTTAATTACCTCCTGTAAAAATGCTTACCGTCTGTAACCACCCTGTAAGTGGCTACAATTCTATAAATCTTTGAGTCCTGTGTGTTCGACATTGGAGTTTGTGCTGTACGGATAAAATTCATCCGATACAGCAAGTCTCCGATAAATGCCATAATCTTTTTACATTCAGACTTCTTTGTACTTGCCTTATTGCTGTATGCATTGATCGTGAATACAGCCATTGCAAAATTCTCTTTACCGCTACCATCCTGCAAGTCCTCAATCGGATAGCTGTCTGTCTGTTCAATTGTCACAAACGGAAAAGTAGTAGGAGAATCAACGTAAGTCCCGCTTACTTCAATCTTTGGAAACTGCTTTTTCAGTGCTTCTTCAACTCTTGTATATACTTCATTTTCACAGTCAATCATACAAAGCACCTCTTAGCGATTTCTTCAAATCTCTGCTGTAGTTCTCTCACTGTGAGATACATACTCATGTTTGCCGGGTTTCCGTAGGTATGAACCATTCCTGCGTGTTTCCCTTCTGTGATGATCTCTCCATTTGTTCCCGGTTCTCCGTTGTATCTCCACCCTTTCGGGTTACGTCCTAGCTTATATCCGTATTCTCCGTGAATCATGCCGTTTTGAGCACCTTCCGGGTGACTATTTGGATATTTAATACCAGAGCCAAACTCAATGAACAGAACCGAACTTCCGACTGCTACAACTGCGACTTTGTTCTTCTCTTCCTGCTTCACAGAAACAGATACATCATTTGTACCATCATACTGTGCAGACTGGAACTTTGCTGTAGCAACCTGTACTCCTATATCTCCAAGCTCTTTCAGAAATTCCTTCGTACATTTTTCAAGCCATTTCTTGTACTCTTTAACTTCTTTAATTGCTTTATTGATACTGTCCTCTGTAAGTGACAAATGAATGACTTTCTTACTCATGATACAGTCACCTTGCTTATTGCATATGAGATACAGTTCAGAGACTTTGCTACTTTTCGTATTCTGTAATCTGGTAAAGGATTTCCGTCTGCATCCTCCTCCGGAGATTTATCCACAAACAGAGCACTGTTTTCATCAATCGGACATTTCATATCGTCCGTAATAACTGTCTTGTCATAGCTGTCTAGATTTCCAAACATTTCTATCTGTGTCTTGCCCGATGCAGGAGAAACAGAACACCTCAATTCCTTCGGTTCAGAGTACGCTACAGTCTTTTCACCCGTCTTATTTCCGTC